TTTCATGATACTTCTCCGGATCACGAGCTATCTCCATAGTCTGCATATAATCAATTGCCATCAGACTGGTCACAGCAACCTGTCGATAGGTATCCTCTTTGGACCAATCCTTTCGAGAGGCAGCACAACCGAAAAAGCTCATAACAAACAAACCCACCATCAGGATAATAATTGCAGCTACTGCGCCAACGAGTACATCATATAAAGCCGGCCATTTCTCTTCAAACTTCTTAATCACTCCCATTCTTTTTTCTGACTCACCCCCTGTTGTTATAGCAAAATATTGATCTTAGGTACTGTTCTGCTCATAACATAATAATCAATATCGGATTGCCTATATCTAACAATCCGCCCCATTTTCACATATTTAGGTCCCTTGCCCCTTGATCTCCATTTGGTCAGTGTTGATTCGGCAATTCCCAATTGGATCGCCACCTCATTCGGCATCAATAGTTTTTTGCACTCTGGCTGCATGGTGTCTCCACCCCTCCTCATATTCAATCCATCGTTTAAGATAAGCAATTGCTTTTTTAAGATCTGGTACAGGTGAACCCTTTCGGCCGACCCGAAAGGTGTACTTCCAAACATTGTTCTTCATGGCTCCTCGAAACTCTTCAGGAGTCATGGCCATCTCGTACCAATCCCAGCATTCCACCTGGCCATATGTATAATGTGCAGGGCCTGAGTATTGTAAGTCTTCGGGAGATTCTTTTTCCTTGGAAGCTACTGAATCCTTACCCCGATAATGGGAACAGTGCCCTGGTTCAAAAAAACTCTCGCACTCGGTATCGCAATTTAAACATTTGCCATCCGCACCCGTACAGTAAACCTCAGTCATAGTATCCTTCCATGTAGTATGACGATTTAAAAATAAAATTTAAAAGAGATTTGACTACCTCTGGTTCAAGATAAATAAAATTACTCGGATCATCGGGAAGCCCATTTTCAGTGGTCAGCTGCATAGCTGGGCCATCAAATGCCGCATACACAGAGTCTCCAATATATTCCTTGTTTTTCATTGGTGGTATTCCCTCCTAAAGATCAGCAGGGCCGCCTCGTTTATTTTTCAATAAATTTTTGGCATTATTTTTAATTGCCTTATTTACTGCTTTTAAAAATGCGTGTTGAATATCTGTCTCTTGGTCTTCAAACACAGGATCTTTTTTAAGACATTCAACATCAACAACCCAAACTGCTGTTCCGATATCTTGAATTTCAACCTCTGGAATTTCGTTAATCCTCCAAAGTTCTTGGTCTTTTTTATTAAATTTGTATAGGATAACTCCCGCTGGTGTTTCGCAATAATCGCATGGTGGATATACTTGCAAAACATACCATTTATTACCAGGGCCTTTAAATTTGAAATCGCCTTGGAAATCTCCACATCCACATTGTCCCATATTCCCTCCTAACGATCAGCGGCCCCCGCCTCGTTTAAGGTTGCTGCTCCCTGTCTCGGTATATCCAGTTTGTAGGACTCTGGCATTTCACCGGATTCTCGATCACCACCGCCGATTTCTTATCATTACTCATTAAAAATATTAACTGATACTTTTCTACTCAACGCCCTGTGTACTTCTTCTTGGAATTTAGTAGCGAATCCAATTCCAGCATAGGGTTCATTCCAATCTGTTCTATCAAGTAAAAACCGTAAAGCAATTTCTGATAGATCATCTAATGGTGTTCTCTTATCTTCATCTCTGATTATTGGCATATTCCCTCCTAAAGATCAGCGGTCCCCACCCTAAAACCACAGCCTCCCGAAACATTTCCTCTGTGCCACCGCTGATTTTTTGCCAATCAATTAGACACTGTGCTGCATGTGATACTGTTTAAGCCACTGCAGATATCCTTGGTACATAGCCTCTGCCTCTTCAACCGTGCCAGACTGTACCCGCATGTACTGAGGATCTCCCTCGGAATCAAATCCAGAGAAGTAGAGATGATCAACGTAATCTGCTGTCCCGTTTTTGTCGGCGTCCACAAATACCATCACAACTCCAAGCACTTCATGGACATAGACTTTAACCACCATTGGAAATTCTTTCTGAACATTTCTCCAAAACTCAACAAGTTTCAGGTATTCAACAGGAGTAAGTTCTCCTGTTTCAGAGAAGTCCATCTTTCGAATAAGACTATCTGGAGTAATGTTTTTCTCCTCAATGTACATTCGAAGCATGCTCTCTGCATCTGCGCAAGTAGGGATTTCCATAAAGGGCACCACATATGGAACTAACATCCCCTCTTCGGTTTTGGCAAATCCGGCAATCTGAAACAGAATAGCATTATCACATGTGCCGTCTACATCATCGTCATAGTAAACAACGATAAATCCCTCGGGATAAATATCGGCCTTGACGAGTGACGCACTACCTTCCATAGCTGTCTTAACATCCCGAGCTACGGCTTCCTGTTCAGGAAGAGAAAGAATACCATCCACATTGAACTCTGCACGAGTGCCCCCTACAGCAAGCAACAGTACAATAATCATTGCCATTGTTACTACGAATCTTTTAAACATTTTTGTACATCCTCTAAGATTAGGTATTTTTCTACCAGCCCATGCAAGGCAAGATAGAGTAGTTCCAGCGGCTCTTCCGCTGAGCTTTCTGTGAAAGAAGTGTAAAGTGTTAAAATATCCCTATCCTCTAAAACCAATTTGATTATCGCTTGCGGCTTAATATACCTATAGGCATACCCAATTCGATAATATACCTTAAAGGGATATTCAGCCTCCAGTTCCTCCGCCTCCCTTGTTAGCATATCCGAGATTTCTTGATAGTACTTCAGAGCAGAATCAACGTGTTTCATCATCATGATCCTTCAGCCACTTGTAAATTCTTTTCCATTCCGAAGCGGCCACTACCGTGCCTGGGTGCAGTACATGTTTCAATAGGTTCTTTCCATCTGTATCCCGCATAGGTTTACCATCTTCATCTATCATAACTTCTAAAGCATGACAGTTTTTTATATGTTCATACCTATTGAAATCTTTTCCTGGCGAGATGTTTTGAGCAGCACAAACAGCAGCTGCTTTGCGCCTTAGCCTCCTGGCCTTTTTGCCATTCATATCCTTTCCTCTTGCTCAACTATTTTGAAAAATGGATACTTGGACTGAGTTTCAATGCACATACCGAGCTGTGTCATTGTTTCTACAAACGGCTGCATCGATGAAACAACAACCATCTCTAACACGGTTGTCTGCATAGGGCGCAACGGACGATATGCCTTGCAGCTCATTCTCCAAATCTCAGGTGCTATTTTTCCACGAGCATCATCCCTCCGTAGTTGGTCTAAAATTTTGCAATAGCCCTTGCCACAAGAATTACACTCTTTCATTTCTGATCCTTTTCGGGTATAGCATAGGCAGTTTTTACTTCCAGCTCATTGATCCAGCTTTTTGGCAGAAAGGTTTCAGCAAATGGATAACCGTGCTTAAAGGCCCATTCACCGTGGGTCATACGGCTGCCATCCTTTCGGGGCATCGTAGCCAGTGGTTTATCTGACTTGTCAAAGATAAATCGAATATCCAAATCTGGATATTGAGCCCGAATAGCTTGCATCTTGACCTTATCTTCCGGACGGAGCCAGCCCTTTCTTTCAATGAACATTTTGCCACCATCCTTCTTGGGCAAAACAAAATCAGGGGTATAGTATTTTACTGGCGGCGACCACTCCAATTTTTCCGACTCATACATCCAGGGTATCCCGTTCCGATCACAGAACACAGCAAACTCCACCTCAGTTTTCGCCTTCATTTTTTGACCGGCATAGATTAGAATATGTCTTTTACGAATCGGCCTTTTCTTTTTCTTCTTGATCTTTGGAATATGTCTCATTCATCCTCCGCCGATTGCTTCTCGTCCATGTACTCTGTAAACTGCCGGCAATATCCGGACACATCGCAGTACTCCTCGCACCGCATACGGTGCCCCGGCCGAAACTGAATAGTGGGGCTCTCCCCAACCTTCTTGGGATTATTCCTGATGAAGTTGTCGGCCTCCTCCCGGCTCTCAACCACCCTCTTGGCCTTGGACCCTGTTTCCGGTCCCTGGTCCGTACCGTACACAGCCCAGCTATTCGGCTTAGCCCACATCTCTTGCACTGTGCAGAGGGGCAGCTCATCATCGTCAGCTTGTTCAGCTTCGATCATGAGCTTCACCCTGCCGTGATAGTACTGCCTTTGTTTATCTTCGTGCCACAGATTATCCAGCTCGATCATCACAAAGTTTTGCTTTGGATAGCCTCTTTCTTGAAAGACCAATTTCTTTGACCAATCGGTAAAGATCAAAATGATCCTGAATGCTTTCACCTGCTTTTTATAGGTGCGCAACAGGTAGGCATAGACGTTGCCCTGCTTTTCGTAATCTTCGAAATCCTGTTTGATATACTTGAAGGTGCTGGTTGTCTTGTAGTCATACAGAATTTCATCACGCCATACGTCGATCTTCCCAGCTATTCTGCGCCCCAGCACCATATCGAAGAGCTTCGTTTCAACCAGATATTTCTGTTGGTGCTCACGGGCTTGGAAAGTACTCAAGTACCATTCCAAACTTCGGTGGACTGAGTTGCCCACAAAGTTAGCCATCTGCTTTTTCAGATCCACCTTCTGGCGCAAGATATCATCTCGATATCTGTGTCGAAGTTGAACCATCTGAGGCGGAGCTATCAGTTCAGTAACACCGTAGTCCGAGCTAAGCGTGAAAAAGCTGTGGTCAGAATAAACTGACAATGCATCTCGCAATGGCGGGATCTCTTCAATATCCCAAGTCTCAATCAATTAAATGCTCCCTCCAATAATCTGTCCTTATCTTAGGGTAAGAAGGCCAGTTCATATGTAACCCTCCAACTCGATAAGCCGACACTCTGATAGTGGAACCGCAAAAAACTCTTCATCATCTGTGCGGGTTGTTTTTTTGCGCTTGCGATACTCTGGCTTCAAAACTTCACCGGGAATCTCCCAAGCATGTTTTAAGTCGCCTGATATCACCCAAAAATAAATTGCATATCCCTTGTGCTTTTCAAGCAACCGCTTTTTTCTGTATGGTATATCCACGGTGGTAAATGCTTCAGGCCAATCTCCGATCCACCCAGGCTTTATTTCTCCCTCGTAGTACACCGGCAATAAGCCCTTCACATCTGCGTCTTGGCGCTCTTCCGCCAGTGAGTCCATCCCCTGTTGATTCATGTATTCTCGGATAACGTCCTTTGCGGTTCGATCACAGGATTTGTATGCAGCCGGCGAAAACTGCGCATATTTCTGATACGACATTACTTCACATCCGGAACATCAGGTGTTTTAATTCCAACCGGCTTTTGCAAATCGGATGTATCCGACGCTTGCGGAGATACGACCAGCTTGCCATCGAGCAGTGTCATAATAAACTCAGTTTCCTTTACCAGCATTTCATTGAACAGCTCGGGGGTCATCTTCTTGGAATTCAGTACATGCCCCATGAGGATCTCCATCGCTTTGAGGGCATATTGCACAGCCTGTATACTCGGATTAAAAATATCATTCATGTTAATATCAAAATCCTTTTGAAGGACAGCTGCAGCAGAGGACGGTTCAGAAGATGCAGCTGCAGGGGCTGCAGGTTTAGTCGGTGTCGGGGCCGGTTCTTTTGCCGGGGCTGAACCTGCCACAGATACTGACACAGGATAAAAGATCTTTCCCTTGGGGCCTTCCTTGGCCTTCATTTTGAAATCCAACTGTGCTCCTACCCCTGCAGTAGTAATGGTATCGATCATCTCTTGGTTGTGATAAAAAGTGAGATGAAGTGTTTTTTTGAATGGACCATTTGCAGATGGAACATCTCCAGTGACGTACACTCCATCCTGTACGTTGTCTCCATACTTCTTTGCTCCTTTTTTTATCTCTGTTACTGTAAGCTGCATTACTTTTGCTCCTTCTGAATCCAGATATAATGATGTTTGTTCACTAAGTAATCGATAGCCGACAGGATCTTCAACCCTGGCTTGGAAAAAACAATAACTGACCCGTTTATTTTACCTCCATTAAAAGTAATGGCTCGTTCTGCTTCTTCTTTAGACGAGAAATTGGACATGATGCTTTTCCTTGTGCCTTTTGATCTGAATAGTTTGGCGGTCACGCTCAGAGAAAAATTCTACTACCACTGTTTCCCCATTATCCTTGATTAGCTTTCCAATCATTCGACCTGTTCCCAGGTCAAACTTTACCTTTTGATCAAAGTCGCCCATCGATCCCCGATTTCTGCTGTTCCTGAAATTGGAACATTAATTTTAAAACCGAATACTTGTTCTATGTAGGCCGGCATACGTTCAAACACAGTTAAACACAGTTCAGATATCTTCTCGATTTCTTCAGTGGGGCAATCCCAAACTAAGTTGTCGTGAACCTGAGCCACCAACCTGGACTTCAGGTTTCGTTGACGGTACGCCTTGTGAATAATGATCATGGCAAGGGGCATGATATCAGCTGTTGCTAAACTCTGCACCGGCCAGTTCTTGATCTGCCTTTCATCAAAAACCCACATCGTTTCGCCGGTTGCCCGGTTATACTTCTGCACCTGATCAAAGACAAACTTACGGCCCGTAATACTTCGTAAGATACCGTTGTTTTCATAAACCTTTTGAATTGTGGCATCCTGCCAAATCTTGAGGCCAGGATACTTTGCATAGAAAGCTGCAACTATTTCCTCCCAACGCTTCAGGGTGTACAGAGGCATCTTTTGATCTTTGTAAAAGCCATATGCCGATCCACCGTAAATCAGTCTAAAGGTGATGATCTTGGCAATAGTTCTCTTATCCTCGAAGTCCGGACTATCGGGGTCAGCGCCCAGGATGTTGATTGCATTCTCACGGTGGGCATCAATGCCATGATTGATCTCCCACAGCATTGTCTTGTCCTGGCATAGGAAGGCGCAAATACGCCATTCAATCTGCGACAGATCAACACTAACGAGCTTCCCCAATATGGAAATAAAACAGTGCTTCAGTGCCGATGTTTTTTTCCTCGGCTGGTTCTGTAGATTCGGCTTTGAGGAGGATAATCTCCCTGTCTTAACTACCGTCTGATTATAGGAAGCATGAATTCGGCCATCACTTTGAACCCGATTGATCAGCCCCTTCTTGGACTCCTCATTCTTGCCAACTAAAGTTTCAAGTGCTTTCTTTATCTTGCTCCGCTTTTGAAGTAGTTCCTTGATCTCCTTCTGTTCATCTGTTCTTGCTCGAAGTTGGTCAATAAAATCCTTGTCAACTGAATAGAATCCTGGCCTTTTTAAAGCGCTATCCTTTGGCGGTTTAAAACCAGCGCCAGGATAGCTGAAGTCAACCAAGCATTTTCTTTCAAAGTACCTGGAGTGATCCTTGTACTCCTTGATTACCCATTCAGTGCTTTCTCTTTTTAATGATCCACCATACAGGGCAACAGATAATTCTAATCCCGAGTTGAAGTTGAAACTTTCTTTAAATGAATCCCTGAGCAGAGAGTCTATTGTACTTAGATCCCGGCGCAGAGAGCTGATCTGTTTGCCGGCCTCGATCTCGTCCCAGCCTATGCCGTTAAACTCTATGTCAGAGAGCACTCGAACCAATTCGCACTGGACTCCCACCAGCGCAGACATCTTTTCCTCTTCGACCTTGGCTGCTTGGTGCTGAAAGATGCTCAGTGCATTAATCGCATCCTGTTCACCATAGGGCAGCAGGATCTCAAGCGGAATATCGGTTGTCTCCCAACCGGCGTCCCAAAAAAGCTTGACCTTATCCCCCTTGGGCACAAAAAGATATTGGCTCGACAGATCCGATAGGTGTAATTCACCAAGTCCTTTTTGGCCTCGAAGTAAATACTCTACAACCTCTGTACACCAAATTTTGGAACTATCAAATTGCAGTCCTAAGAAACGCAACCAGTTCAGATCAAACTTAACATTGTGCCCAACGATCAATCCGGCCTTATCAATCTCCCGCTGGATCTCCTGAACCATTTCCCGATGTGACTGTGTAGGCTTATGTTGACTGTGATTGAAGATCCAAGTCTTGGTAGTCTTATCCTCCCGAGCAACACACACCGACACCAGTGCAGCCTGCTGCTGCCACGGGTGCATAATTGGTTTCTTGGTTGTTTCAACGTCTATTGCTATCGTTTGCAATTGCATCTGAGAATCTGCTTTTAGTTGAATCAAAAATTACTTGCTTCTGCTGGCCCCTGCCACCGAATTTATTCTTGGCGATGTTTAGCCAACGGTAATTCCAGAACTTAGGATCATCGACAAAACCTATCCCGAGGGCAAAGTCCAAATGCCCAGGAATGTGGGTCTTGGAATCCGAGATGTGGCTGAGATATAAGATCTGCCGATTCTCTGCCTTCTCGGAAGCCTGACCTAAAGTTATGATCGATGTATCAAACTTCTTGGCAAGATTGCGGTAATTAAAATATAGCTCTTTTAATATTCCTACCTCTGACATTTTCTTTGATACCTGTGGCAAGATCACATTTGGGCCTTGATCAATGATCACTACTCGTGGATTAAAATTTTCAATGTACTTTTCCACCTGATCCATAGAATCAACAGAGCCGATAAACTTTATGTTATCGCCACCCTGATCCTGCCAAAGCATTTCAGCCTCGTCCAAATTATTTATTACCCACTCTTCGGTAACATTGAGCATCGAGCATATGGCCCATCGTTTGATCCGGCGAATATCCTCTTCATTGTTTAGGTACAAAATCGGCCTGCCATTCATTTGCTGTGCCAGAAACGTCACCTCAGAAATCGCCAATGATGTTTTGCCGCCATCCGGCCGGGCGTAAATATGGCCCAAGGTTCGCTTGCGTAAAGGCCCCAGCTTATCGTTTAGAAATTGCAGCCTCCACTTCAGGCCATCAGGTTCTGGCGAAAACAGTTCAGCCACTGGAGTATCACAAACATCGTTTTCAGCATCTTTAGCTGCCGCCACCAGCTGCTTGTATTCCAGCATCAGCTTGTGAATATCTTCCATGCCGGTGGGCTTCTGATTATTTAATACCTCCAGGCTCACCCCTGATATCTGAGCCATGATGTGTTTCTCAACCACGCTATTCAGCACAGCTGATAACAGTTCGGGATTGTCAATCTCAATATCCCGAAGACGATCAATAACCTTTGTATATGACTCCTGCGAATACAGATTAGGGTTTTGGTAAAAGAACCACGAGTGCAGTTCGTCTGCCGTTAACTTCTTATGATCCGGATATTCTTTGTAGTAAGATTTTAGGCTCTGCAGAATCAAGAACCATTCGTTCTCAAGGTTCCGCAAGCCTAACAAAATGTTCGAGTACTTGCTAAAGTGATCGTACTCTAACATCCCCTTGAGAATCAGCAACTCGTTCATTCATTAATTCCATGAATCCTCAACTGAAGCTTGTGCAATGCCTCTTGAGCAGAAGAAGCCTCGAATGGGCCATAAATCGCAACCACATATGGGCTTTCCTGAGCTTCCTCCATATCACCGAGAGACAAGAATCGCTTCACATGTATTGTATCGTTAACATGCTTATAGCCAAACCACTGATTATTTGTCATGCGCACCCCTCAAAATTAATTGTTTAATTTCTTTATCTGAAAAACATTTTGGATCTCTGCATGTAGGGACCATGAAAATATCATGGCCAAGCATTTGTTGACGCATAACAACTCCAAACATCTTCTGTGTCTTGTCATAGTCCAACCACAATGCTACTGTCTGATAGTTTTTAAGAAGAGAGAAAACTAATTGATCAGGAACATAAGCCGCAATAACAGCAACCACAGCGCATACCCGAGCAACTTTAATAGCAGATATAATATCCTCAACTATCGCTACTGTCGGGCCGGTGCGATCTACCGTAAAATAAATATCTTTCTTGGAAATTGGAGAAAAGTATTTTGGATTCTCATTTGTTGGCTGTTGGCCAACTAATCTACCAATCCAAAAAACGAGTTTCCCGTTGTTGTAGACCGGGAAGATTACTCGATGTGAAGCAGGACTATATCCGATATCATACTTCAGAATTTCAGCCTCAGTAATGTCGTACTGATATAGCCAAGCCAGCCCAGCTGGAGGGATCTCTGTGGAATAATCCCGTGGCAACTGGACCTCGGCATTTATTTTATCCACCAGGGACGCAGCCTGGAGGAAGGATAGCAGCCGGGATGGTGCCAAGCTATTCAGCCTCTTGCGCCCACCCTTGCGGCACCGATGGCAAAACCAAACCCAGCCGTCTGAATAACGAGTGACAACTAAACCAGCGTCCTTGTGTAGGGGTGTACACCCAGGATGCCGGAATCTTTGGGGCACTCCAAATGGAGAATTAGAAAAATATTCCTCTGGAATAGTTGGCAAACTATGCACCTCTGAATACATTTGAGCAAAATAATAGTGGGGTCTGCGAAGATCTTAATCCCGCAGACTCCCACCGGATTTTAGGTAGTAGTTATTTATTGCTTAATCCGCAGCGACACACATTTGGAAGAGGGAATAACTTTGTTTTCCGATATTGCCTCCGCAATCTGTTTGGCTTTACGATATAAACCCTGAATCTCTTTTTCTAACATACGGAAACTGCGCAAGTTTTCTGGCGACATTTGATCATAGCGCAATATGATCGGATCAGGAATTTCTGGAGAAAAGGACAAATAAACTCCATTGTCCATGTAATCGATCTCATGTAAACAACCCTCCGCCACAGAATGGTTAGATACACAGACACCCATATTTGTCAATTTCCTTTCCCCAAAGATGGGGGTAGCTTAGCCGCACGGTACAGTTCAGAGTCCATTTGTTGAAGTGTTTGATTCACTTTTTGGATGATCTCATTCCCACGATCAGACAAGAAACATGCCAGCCGACGAGAATCAAACCGAGTATCCTGGCTTGTTTTAAGAAAACCCCAACCTCCCTGTACAAAGCCGCCACCGTCTTTTTCAACTAAAAAGGTGGACATCTTTTTTACATTTCGGCTAATGGTGGCTTGGTGCAAGTCCAATAATTCACCCAACTCAGTTTGGGTGATGCCAGGATTAGCTGCTACCAATAACAGCAACCTGAGCTGCTGCAAGGGTATATCGAATCTGATCTCTCTGGCAATCACCCCCAGCACCTGTTGGAGTTGGCCGATAGTCATCCGCATATTTCCCCGCTTCCCCTTTCTGATCTCCTGATAGTCTCACCTCCCAAGTGAGCACTAATCATAATATAATTAAACTATACGGACACGCAAGAGTTTTTCTTGCAAGCCAACTACATCCGTGACTCAATAAAATTCCTAAGCATTCCGGTCACTTTGGCGACTTTAATGAGGCTCTTGCCCCGAATCATGCGGGTTACAGCTCCATGAATTGCAGCCAAAGTGCCTGGACCACCTTCAATAGTTCTCTCTTCCTCCCAACTCTCCATGAAGGCTTCAAATTGACTCGGTGGCACGATTCCAGCAGACAGCAAATCAAAGACCGTTTCCTTAAACCGAATGGTTCCCATAGCAATGCGTTTGAGCGCCTCCAGAAAATCGATCTCTTTTTGCATGTTGCCTGCCACTGAAAGCACCGCCCTGTTGGACAAGAAATCCAGCTCAGGAATGGATAACCCACCTGTGTGTTTTCGGAAAGCGACATACTCACTGGAGAAGGCCAGATTGTCACATACAAAAACCCTGGTTCCGGCGCACACGCCGATGGCCATGCTCTTATCCATTGCATTGCGAATACCAATCTCAAAACCCACTTTGGTATTATGCATGCCACCACCAGTTTTCTCCACCGCCCAGGATGCAAACATGCGAGTGCCCACACGATTG